GCACGCACTGCTAGTTTTGCTTTGGTAGCGGCACGCTTCATTGAACGTTTTCGTTTCATGATAAACGCTGGTTTTTTCGCTTGGATTTTCATCCGAAGCCCCATTTTTCTTCGTTGTGCAGGATTAAGAACTTCTTGCATTTCTTCTTCCCCATCCCATTCTTCTTTTAATTTCATTTTCATTCCTTTTGCTACTGCATAAAACAGGTTGTGACAATCTTTTTCGGATACTCCAGCAGGAACACCCATTTTAAATGAATCATAATCTCCTGCAACGACTGCGGCCCGCATCTTGGATGCAGACATTCCTTCTGCACCATCTGCATCTGGGTCACGTTCTCCAGCAGAAATTACTTCTATTTGTTTGAAATCATAAAATCCATGTTTGTTCTTTTCCCCATTATATTGATTCAATATTTTTTTAAATTCTTTAACACGATCACTTCCTACAATCATTACCAATTTAGAATAATGCCCCGTATCATATAATTGAGATGCAACTTCTAATGCAGTTCGTGCATTTGATTTCGCAATATTAGAACGATGTTTTGGAAACATTAATTTCATAAACATCATTTTCTGATCATAACTAAGAGGATTTTTCTTTGCATCCTGTGAATGACTCATGAATACAAAATAATCTCCTTTTTCTTTGGTAGCGGTATTCGCAACTACTTTAACAAGTTTTTCATGGCCGATTGTTGGGGGATTGAATCGACCAAATGTGAATACCGCTGTACTTCCATGAGTTTCTTTGATAAATTGTTCGTAATTTTTACTCATTTTGTCCAGTTCTTTGCGGCCGTGAAGTTTGCTTGAGAAAATTCAAGACGGTCAACCAACTTAACTGCATCTCCCATCTGGTCTATTGCTACAAAACCTTCAGCTGGTGTCACACGATATCCATTGTCTGTCCGTATGAAAGTATCCATAACCCCTTTTGCTTTTTCTAATTTACGAATTATCATGTTCTTCGCATCAGTCAAGAGGTTTTGCATATCAAAAATTATTTTGAGATTTCCTTTGTTAGAAGAAAGGAAACCAATTAGGTCATCTTTGACCTTCTGTTTTGCATCTTTTGCTTTCGGGGTCTTTACACCATCTATGTTTTTCTGCATTTTAACATCAACATATTTAATCAAATCTTGAGAATGTTTAGAAGTATTGGAAATTTTCTGACCTTCTCTGACCTTTGTGTTATTAAATGTTTTTATCAGAAGTACCACATCTTGTCTAGACATTAATTGTTTTGTAAATTGAGAATTAAATTTGTGAAATATTTTTCCTGCTTGAGACAAAACAGAGGTAATTGAAGTGGTTTCAGCTTTATTGAAATTGATTGTTCCAGATGTATCTTTATAGTCTGCATCTGTAAACCAGACATCATTTGTCTTTGTTAGACCCTTCACACTAGTACCGAAAGACGCCCGCATGGATTGTAACGTGTCTCCTGAGTAAGTGGTATGCCAGACAATACCCATTTTCGATTTTTCGATCTTACTGGAGCTTTCCTTTGGTACAGCATACGTGATTGTATTGGGAGTAAAGGTTGTATACGGAATTCCATCTATTGTCTCAGTTGAAAGGTCATCTTGTGTAAATAACATATCTCCTTGTAAGACATCCGTTATTCCTAACTTTGGGAGATACTTGAGTGCAACTTTTAACTTTGCATTGAGTCCTGCCGAAGAATGATTTGCATCTATGTCTGCATCTGTATAATTGACTTTGGGAGTTTTGTTAAACACTCCTTTTGTTCCCACAAAGAACTTATCATTCTCTGGATTAATCCCTGCAAATACCGCAGGAGCGCCATCCCACTTGACAGATACATTAACACTCTTCTTTGCGCTCCCTGCAAGCATATCTCTGAGAGAGCGTAAGAAATTGATTGCGGCTCTTGTTCCATTGATACCATTATTCAATACCTCATCCTCTAAATGTTCTAAATGAAGGTTCTTTCCTTCCTTAACTTCTATGAGATATTGTTTGAATCGTAACATTATTACAAACTTTTAATTTTTTATAGGAAGGTAATTACAATCTATAGAGGGGAGAGGTCATGCCTGAAAGGTACAAAGAATCTTCTCTCAGTGTAAGTTCCCTGACTTGCACCCTCACCAATTATTTATAAAACTAGGATACTTCGGGTGGTTCTTCGCCCATTGCTGCGGCCGCATATTCTTGAACATTAGACTTAACAAATTCTGGAGGCGGGTCATCTGTCCGAAATGTCGCTAAATTTCCAAAATGATCTTCAACAATGAAATGGACTTCATTGTTTTTTGTGTGCATTGGTATGGTCATACCAATACAATGTAAATGAACACCCATTTCTGGGTGTTTATAATACTCCCCTACTTTAATTTTAAGACTAAACTTTTCTTTACGAAACTGATCTAGATTAACAACTTTCTTATCTTCTTCTCCACTCATTCTGTTCATTTTCTATCTGTCGAATGAGTTTCATTTCATCTTTCACACGTTGTCGTTGTGCTTCTTCACGTTTCAACTTTCGTTTCAAACATGGTTTCACGAAATGAGATTTATCCCTAACCGCTTTCATGATACCTTCGTTCATAACTGCAGCCTTGAAACGACTCAATGCCCGATTGATATTTTCTTTTGGTTTTACTTTAATTGTAATCATGATAATCACCTTTCTTATTATAATTATGTGATAAAATATTCTTTCATTCTTATATTCATATTATACCAATTTATGCATATTTTGTCAAGTCAAAATCTAGACACAAACCTTGCAATATGTTGAGCAAAAGGAAGAAGTGCAGTTGCCATGAAAAGATTCACGCCTGTATGAATCATTGCGATATGTTTTGTGATTCCTGTCGGCATTCCATCTGAAACAAGAATTCCTGCAAGCCATATCGTTCCTGTGGTTCCAATGTTTGCACCAAGGACTGCACCAATCGCAGCTGGTAAAGGCAATGCACCACCTGCAACCAGACCAATGATTGCAGTAGTAGAAAGTGATGAAGATTGCCACAAGAGGGTCATAATGATTCCTCCGAAAAACATATAGATTGGATTTCCGAGAAACCATTGAAGATGGTCAATATTTCCCATCGCCTTCATGCCACCCGAAAATAGCTTCAAACCAAAATAAAATATGATGAGGCCCAAAATTGTTTGAAATAACGGATTTGACATTTCCATCTTTTGAACCTTCTTAATAAGTTTTGCTTTCTTTGATACCTTCATGCAAGTATATATTTTTTTCTAAAATTACATTGTTAGACAAATGTTAAAATAAGGAATGATTATTTATTATATTCTGGTTTGGTAGGATCATCAACCCAATGTTTGGGCATTTGAAATAGAACATTAACCCAATCTGATGGTCTGTTTCGACTGAATACTACCCATCCGACAACCTTCTTATCCTTAAAATGTTCTTCCTTGAATTCTTCCATCGATCCACCAGTTGTCAATACATCATCAACAATCAAATAAGGATCTTCTGGATTTTGAGTTGAGTATTCATTCAAATATGAACTCAATGTCAATCCGCCTCTAGGTATTCCTATTGCAGCTTGAAATGGTCTTGTTTCATATTCCATAATCATTCTTGCAATGCATTTCCATTCTGTTTCATCTAATGCATCCATCTCTATCTTCCAATGAAGTTGTCCACCAGAATGTCCTGTAAAATCTTCTTCTATGAAAAGATGAGTATGTCTCCCGACTCGTTCTAACATATTTTTCTCCATTGTAAAAAAGAGCGCTAGTGTATCTCTCTGTGACCCCCACAAACATCAAATTTTGTAAGTTTAAAATAATGGCCAATCCTTTGCAGAAATTTACTAAGCAGTTGACGAATACTGCCGGTCTAGGTGTAGAAAAGTTGTCATCTTTTCGCACTAGCACGCAACACTCTTTATTTCTCTTCGACTAATCTCAGACAACCATCTTCATCTCTTTCCATTTTCATTGCACGATATAATTTGCCTGGATAAAAAGAATCGAGATGACAATCCTTATGAGTCAAACATTTTATATGTGGCCAACTGACCATCTTATGTGTTTGAACTTTTTTTTTAGTTCTTCATCTACAAGTTTACGATAGGCTGCCCAACCTTCAGAAATTGGGTTAGGTTGTTTTATCTTACTCATTTAGGTTATCATACTCCTTCCGAGCTAAGTTGATGATCAAACGAATATGCTGTTTGACCAAATTCTGAAATGTCAATTCCTTGAGTTTCATCTTCCAACGAAACCCTTATTCCCATAATAAGTTTAATGACATACCAAGTGACAAAACTTGAAAGAAATACAAATGAACCAATCATTCCTACTCCCCCTAGTTGAGCCATAAAGGAAACTTCCGAATTGAAAATTCCTACCGCTAAAGTTCCCCAAATTCCCGCTACAAGATGTACAGATAATGCACCAACTGGATCATCAATCCTTGCTCTATCAAACATAGGTATTGCAATAACCGCAAGTCCTGCTCCAACTGCACCAATAACTATTGCCAATCCCATTGTTGGATAATCGGGCCCAGCAGTTATAGAAACCAATCCTGCAAGAGCACCATTGAGAACCATCGTGAGATCTATTTTTTTGTAAAGAATTTGAGTTAGAATTGCAGCAGTAATTACTCCCGCTGCAGCTGCAATGTTTGTATTGACAAACACGGCACTTATTGCATCAACATCTTCCCTAGTTGCCATTGCAAGTTGAGAACCACCATTAAAACCAAACCAACCTAACCAGAGAACGAATGTTCCCAAAGTTGCAAGAGGAAGATTTGATGGTGGTATTAGATTTGCTTTTCCGTCTTCCCTGTACTTACCATGTCTTGCACCAAGAAGTAAAACCCCTGCAAGTGCAGCCCATCCACCAACTGAATGTACTATGGTTGAACCAGCAAAATCCGAAAACCCCATTTCTGACAAGAAACCTCCACCCCAAGTCCATGCACCTTGTAGTGGATATATGAATGCAGAAAGTACTGCAACAAATGCCATGAAAGGCCAGAACTTCATCCTTTCTGCAATTGTTCCTGAAATGATAGACGCTGCGGTTGCAACAAAGACTACTTGGAAAAAGAAATCTGATAAACCAGAATGGTCACCATTAGATATGGCACCATACATCACTTGATATCCAATTGCGAAAAATGCGAGACAACTCAAAGAGTATAAACAAATATTTTTTGTAAGAATTGCTGTCGTATTCTTAGTTCGTACCAAACCCGATTCTAACATTGCAAATCCTGCCGCCATATAAAATACAAAGGCTCCAGAAAATAATAATAGAAACGTGTTCAGAATATACTGAACATCAGACATGATTCGTATCCTTCCGATAACTTATTGTGTCAAAGAAGAACTTCCATTCTTCATTTAATATATAGGTATTTTCAAACAGGAGCATTCCACCAAAGCTCATGTGGAAAATGTATCCACACATCTTCTGAATCTTTAGCCAACTCTTGTGCATAATAATGGGGTTCAAATTTTTCTGGTGCTTCGTTGTTCCACCAAAGAGAACAATATCTCACTTCAGTTGGGAGTTCCATCGGTTGATTCATTCTAGGCCCTTTTATGAAACTTGCTATTTTGGAAAATGTTTCACCCGAATCACAAATATCATCTACGATTAGAACTCGTTCATCTGTCTTTTTAGGCAAATAATCATCCCATGCCGGAAAATCTCTCATTGATGCTCTAACAGGTTTAAATGGAAGTTTAAACCAATGACTCATCATAACTCCAGGCACAAGTCCACCTCTTGAAATTCCAACAATGACTTGTGGCTCAAATTTATCTAAAACGATTTCCCGACACAATACATTCACATCACGCCGCATCTCTTCCCATGAATACCAATACTTATTGCTCATAATTTATATATCTCTCCTATCTTTTATACATTTTTTCAACTGGTACTTCAAAAACCTTTAATGGAATATCTAATTTCATAAATCTTCTATTACGAATAATTGAAAGTGTTACTATATCTCCCACATTATATTCTTCTAATATATTTGACATTTCTACATGAGTATTGAAAAGTTTATCATCTATCGCAAATAATGTATCAAATTCTTTGATATTTTCTGGCATATTATCTGATTTTTGAATCAACATTCCAAACGTACTTGGTATCTGGCCGGGTTTTGCAGATGGATTTTCTTTATATAATTTTATTCTTTCTATGTCACTTGTACCCAAACCAACGATCATAATTCCAATTGCTGGTCTGTCAACCTTTCCTTTTTCCAACATGGTTTTAAAAGATTTCTGTACAGTATCCCTTCGGATTGCAAGTCCTATTCCAGCACTCTCCTTTACTTTGGAAATAATCAACGTATTAATTCCAACAATCTCTCCTTTCATATTCAAAAGAGGCCCACCAGAATTTCCAACATTGATTGCTGCATCAGTTTGAATTGAATGTATATATGGATGCCTTGCATATCTATCTTCATGAGAAATCACACCCCTTGAAACAGACCACACCATTCCCATAGGATGGCCAAGTGCAAATACATCTTGTCCAGATTTAATTTCTTCGTTTGAAAATTTTAATTCTGGAACTGGTTCGTCCTTATCAACTGCTTTGAGAAGAGCCAAATCTCCAAGTGGATCTGTTCCTATAACTTCTACATCATAATCATTCCAATCCTCTTTGTTCCAATAGTAAATTTTAATATATTTTTGTTCATGTATACAATGATAATTTGTTATTATATATTGCAAATCAACAACTGCGCCAGAACACATTGAATTCTGAGTTGAATTGATAGTAGGATCTTCGTTTTGTCTTGCAGATACCAATACAATAGATTCCTTTACACGATCTATGACCGATGGAAAATCATTATTTTCTGTATTGTTTGATATGTTAGCACTATTTGTCGCACAACTAAAAATGAATATAATAAAACATATCAAGCATAAAATTTGCTTGATCATTTTAATTCCTTATTCTTATCCTTGAAAAATTGTTTCTGAATCGCCTATAGATTCTTCTTTGTTTTGGTCTGGTGATGACTCTTTAGAATCTTCTTTAGGTTCTTCTTTTGGTATTGTTGTATTATCAATAATTGTTTCATTATCTGATTTTGTTGTAAAAAAACTTGGTAAAGTTTTATATTCTTTAATGCATTCTGAGGCCTTTGTCAGAAAAAGATTTCCTATAAACTCTTGATCAAAAATATTTTT